GCCGTTCCTGGAAGCCGGCTACGACGAGGTGTACATCGCCAACATGGGTCCGCACTACGCCGAGATGATCGCCGCCTACGGGACTGAGGTGCTGCCCGAACTGCGGAAGGGACAGCAGACGGCATGAGCGAACCTGGTGTGTTGTTCGATGTCGACGGAACCCTGCTGGACACCAACTACCTGCACGTCGTGGCCTGGTGCCGGGCATTTCGGAAGCGCGGTCACTCCGGAACCTCGATGGCCTCGATGCACCGGGCCATCGGCATCGATTCCGAAGGTCTGGTGCAGCGGCTGCTGGGCACCGTCGACGACGAGGTGATCGAGGCACACACCGCCGCGTACATCGAGTTGCGGGACGAGGTGAAAGCCTTCCCGGGCGCGGCCGACCTGGTTCGGCGATGCCGGGACGCCGGCCTGACGGTAGTGCTCGCCACCTCGGGTAAGCAGGACGACCTGGAGTGGATGCTGCCGGCCATCGACGCCGGCGACGCCCTCGCCGGCGCCGTCACCTCCGCGGATGTCGACCAGGGAAAGCCGGCACCCGATCTGCTGTCGGCTGGCATCGACAAGTTCGGGCTGGATCGGCAGCGGACCGTCGCCGTCGGCGACACGGTCTGGGATGTGGAGGCGGCGAAAAAGGCAGGCGTTCCCTGTGTTGCCCTGGAATCCGGCGGGATTGCCCGGGAGGCTCTCGAAAAGGCTGGGGCGCACCAGGTATACGACGACCCAGCCGCACTGCTGGATCACTTCGACGACTCGCCGCTGGGGCGGCTCAACGGGTGATCGGCTGATCAGCCGCTGGCCACCGGCTGATCATCGGCCGGGCGATCACCAGCCCCTGGCCCGCCATTCGGCCAGGTGCGGCCGCTCGGTGCCGAGCGTCGTGTCGTCACCGTGGCCCGGATACACCCACGTGTCGTCCGGCAGCATGTCGAACACCCGACTCTCGAGGTCGTCCATCAGCGAGGCGAAGTCCGCCGGAGACCCGGTCTTTCCAGGGCCGCCGGGGAACACGGTAGGATCTCAGACGTGAATAAGTCAAGGGACTCGACCCGAGTGGTCTTGTACGCCCGGATCAGCGAGGACTCGACCGGACAGGCAGTCGGGGTCCGGCGACAATTGGACGACGGCCGTGCGCTCGCCAAGTCTCGGGGATGGTTGGTGGTCGCCGAGGCGACGGACAACGACATCTCCGCTCTACGAGGACTGCACCGTCCCGGATACGAGCGGGTGCTCACTCTGGTCCGAGCGGGAGCGGTGGATCACGTCGTGGTCTGGCAGACGTCGCGGCTGCTGCGGAACCGGAGGGAACGTGCCGAAGCGATCGAACTGTTCGGCCGCCAGCGAGTGGGCATCCTGGCAGTGAAGGGGCAGGATCTTGACCTCTCGAACGCCTACGGCCGCGGTATGGCGGGGATGCTCGGCGAGTTCGACACGATGGAGTCCGAGGTGAAGTCGGAGCGCGTGATGGCCGCGTCCGCAGAGCGTGCACGTGACGGCCGACCGAACGGTGCACTCGGCTATGGCTGGCAGAAGTCCGGCACTGGAACCCAAGCCGTCTACGTCGAGGACCCTCACGCGGCGGGCGTAGTTCGGAGCATCGTCGAGAAGTTGCTCTCGGGCGAGTCGATCATCGGCGTGACCGCCGCGTTGAACGCCGGCGACGAGCCGAGCCCGGAGTTCGCTGCCTGGCTTCAGCTGGACGACGACGAACGCGAACGCCGACTCGCTGCCGGCCGAAAGGTGCCCGCCCGCGTTTGGGTCAAGTCCTCCGTCCGCAAGATCGCGTTACGACCGTCCAACGCTGCTCTCCGAGTCCATCATCGCGGCCGGCCGACCGAACAGACATTTCCCGGAAAGTGGCCGGCGCTCGTCACTGAGCGGCAGCACCGTGGTGTGCTGGCGCTCCTCAGCGAGCCCACGCGACGAAAGACTTCACCGACACGACCAGGTGCTCGACGTCATCTGCTGACCTATGGAATCGGCGCCTGCGGAGTCTGCGACAGCCAGCTCAAGGTCGGAATCCGTGGACATAACCGCTATGGCACCAAACAGGCGCTCTACCTGTGTGCTGAGCATGAGTGCGTCGGTCGCAACGAGGCCGCCGTCGACGAGCTAGCTGTCGGGGTTGCTATCCGTCGCCTGGCCCAACCCGACGCGCTCGACTGGATGCTCGGGGATGACCAACAGGCGCGGCGGGCCGCTGACCGGGCGAGCGAACTGAATGGGCGACTCTCGGACGCCGCCGACAGTTTCGCGGACGGGGCGATCACGGCCGATCAGATGCGCCGGATCACCGCGAGATTGACGCCGCAGATCGAGGCCGCCGAGCGCGAGCAGCAATCGGCACGGGCGAGTCTGGATGTGTCGGAGCTGCGGAAGCTGGCCGGGCCGTCTGCCGCTGCGCGGTGGGCCGAGCTGACTATCGCCCAGCGGCGTGCGGTGCTGGAGACGCTGGGGATGCGCGTCACCGTCAACAAGGTGGCCCGCCGAGGGCCGGGCTTCGACCCGGAGTCGGTGCTGATCGAGTGGCGAGCATGAGCGACCGGCGTACGGACAAGATCTTCATCTACTGCGATGACCCGTCGCACGCTCCGCGGAGGGTCGCCGTGACGAACTTCCGGCGGGCGCCGGGTGTGCTTGGCCCGGCGTGGTCGACCATGCCGGCAAGTCGCGCGGATGCATCACCGAGCGACGGCATCACTTTGGTCGGCGACGCGGTTCCTGCGCCCGGTTGGGCGAACGATCCGACCATCTCGAACGCTGACATCCGCAGCCGATACCGACTGGAATGCCGCAAATGTCGGCACTCTCAACCGTTGGTTGTTCGTCCGGAGACGCTGCATCCCGCCCTGGACGCCCTGGCCGCTCACGGCGTGTCTGAACTCCCACTGGCTGCGCTAGCTGCTAGTCTCAATGGTAGTTACCGACTCAAGGGTCGGTGACTCCCTAGCCGGGACGCGGGTTACGCCCGGCCACCAAGTGCCTCAGCGGGCAGGAGATTTCTCCCTGCCCGGAGGCATTTTCTATGTCCATCGCCCCCGCCGTCGCGCACCACAGAGCGCGCGCCGCGGCCCTGACTCGCTCCCGTGATGAATCCGACCCTGACCTGATCGATGCGAAGCAGTCTCTCCGAGCTGCTCGGCTCGAGGACGTCATCCGCCGATCCGTCGACGCGGCGCCGCCGCTGACGCAGGCTCAACGCGACCGGCTGGCCGCTCTGCTCCGCCCGATCCCCGCCGCTGGTGGCGGTCCGCATGCAGCTGCCTGAAAAGAGAATCCGCCCGGCGGGCAACCGGACGGACTCAGACGATCAGCAGGCCACCGATCACCGCAATGATATCGCGGAACCTGCTGCTGCTGGCGGTATCCCGTCGCCGTCTTACGGGACTAGTCCGTTAAAAAGGCGCCGGCGTACCAATCTGGAGTTGGCCGAGGTTGACGACGCGATCCTGACTGCGGTCGCCGCCGACCAGCCGGTGACGCTGCGAGGCGTGTACTACCGGGTGGTCAGTGCCGGCGCCGTCGACAAGACGGAGAAGGCGTATTCACTGGTCGGGCGGCAGGTTCTCAAGCTGCGCCGGGCCGGGGCGCTGCCGTACAGCTCGATCACCGACGGCACCAGGTATGTCCGAAGGCCGAAGACCCATCACGATCTCGATTCGATGCTGGAGAATGCAGCAGCTTCGTACCGGCGGGCGCTGTGGGACGACCAGTACGTTGATGTGCACATCTTCTCGGAGAAGGACGCCATCGTCGGCGTAATCGACCGGATCACTGCCAGATGGGATGTGCCCCTGGGAGTGCTGCGCGGGTTCGCCTCCGAGTCGTTCGCCTGGACTGTCGGGGATTCGGTGGCGGACACGACATGGCCGGTGTACCTGTACCAGCTCGGCGACCACGATCCCTCGGGAGTCGATGCGTGGCGTGACTTCGAGCGCAAGGTGCGCGGGTTCGCACCCGACGCCGACCTCACCTTCGAGCGGATCGCGGTCACTCCGGCGCAGATCGTGCAGTGGAACCTGCCGACCCGGCCGACCAAGAAATCCGACACCCGATCGGCCGGGTTCGTCGGAGAGTCGGTGGAGGTCGACGCGATCCCCGCCGAACGGTTGCGGACTCTGGTCGAGGCCGCGATCACGCAGCACATCGACGAGGATCAGTTTCGGCTCACCACGTCGGTGGAGAAGTCCGAGCGGGCCATCCTGACGAGCATCGTCACCGGCGGTGCCCGGTGAGCGCCGACTACGACTACGGAATGAGCATCTTCCCGGCTCATGCGAGAATGCTTGGCGCGTCAGGCATCACGCCGGAACATGCCCGCGCCCGAGGATACCTCTCCGTGGACACCAAGCGGCTCCTGCTGGACAAGAAGGTCACGCCGGCGGGTTGCTCTGTGCCGGGGCTGCTGGTCCCGCAGCGGGGCGCTGACGGCTCCGTGTGGGGGTACCAGTACCGCCCGGACAACCCGCGGGTGCTCGCCGGCAAACCGGTGAAGTACGAGACGCCGTTCCGGCAGCGAAACGGTATCGACTTTCCGCCCGGGGTCGGGCCGCTGCTGGGCGATCAGTCGGTGCCGCTGTGGATCACCGAAGGCGTCAAGAAGGCCGACGCCGCCGTCCTGGCCGGGCTGGCATGCGTTGCCCTGCCGGGAGTGTGGTCCTGGCGCGGGAGCAACCCCCGCGGCGGCAAGGTTGCTGTGCCGGACTGGCACGATATCGCCCTGAACGACCGCCGCGTCGTGTTGGCGTTCGACTCGGACGTGACCACGAAACCCGCGGTGCGCAAGGCGCTGTCGGAGCTGGCCGGCTACCTGGCGGTCAAGGGCGCCAAGGTGGCCTACTGCCACTTGCCCGACGACGATCCGGGTAAGACCGGCTTGGACGACTACCTGGTGGCCGGGCACACCGCCGCCGACCTGCTAGCGCTGGTTCGGCCGGACATGCCGGATATCCGGGCCGCTGAGAGCGTCTCTGCGGCAACAGAATCCGGGCCGGCGGGTGATCGGTCGCCCACTGGCGCACCGCTTCCACCGGTTGCGCCGGATCCACCGGTTACACCTGGACCCCCTGTGGACGGCGCCGAGATGCTGGCCGAACTCGCCGGGCACTTCCGGGAGTACATCGTCACCGTGACTGATGCCGATCACGACCTGTTGGCGTTGTGGACGGTGCATACCCATCTGGTGGTCGAGTGCTACACCAGCCCGCGACTGCAGATCGACTCGCCGATGCCCGGCTCGGGCAAGACCACGGTGCTGGAGCACTTGCAGCGGCTAGCTTGTCGGCCGATCCAGATGGCCTCGCTGTCGTCGCCGGCGCTGTTGACTCGGATGCTCGACAAGGAAATGCGGACCATCCTGATCGATGAGGCGGACCGGTCGCTGAACCCGGACAAGGACGGGGTGGCCGACCTGTTCGCAGTGATCAACTCCGGGTACAAACGGGGCGCGACCCGGCCGGTCCTGGTGCCGGTCAAGGGTGGCGGCTGGGACGTCTCCGAGATGCCCACCTATGCGCCGGTGGCGTTGGCCGGCAATAACCCGAATCTGCCGGACGACACCCGGACCCGGATCATCCGGGTGTTGCTGCTGCCGGATATGGACGGCCGGGCCACCGAGTCGGACTGGGAACAGATCGAAGACGACGCGCTGGCGCTGGCCGAGCGGATCGGACGCTGGGCCGATCAGGTCCGCGACGCCGTGCGCGCCTGCCGGCCGGTGCTGCCCGAGGGAATCACCGGAAGGTTCCGGGAGAAGTGGGGACCGCTGCGCCGGATCGCCGAGATTGCTGGCGGCCGCTGGCCGGCGGCCGTCGACGCGATGGCCTTACAGGACAGGGAGCAATTCGAGATGGACAAGGAAGACGGCCTGATCAAGGAACGCCCGGCGATTCTGTTGCTCAAACACTTGTTCGAGGTCTGGCCCGAGGGTGAATCGTTCTGGTCGACGGCCGACATCATCACCGCCTTGGTGTTGAAGCACCCGCCGGTCTGGGGTGACGCCGGCCCGTTCGGCAAGGAGCTGACGGCGCACCGGCTGGGCCGGATGCTGGCGCAGAGCTACAAGATCAACTCCACCAGAATCGCCAAGAGTGGACCTCGCGGCTACGCGATGGCGAGTCTGTCTGCGGTATGGCGCCAGATGCGGATAGACCCCACTTATGAACCGGTGGAAGCGGCGCAACCGGCGCAACCGGCCACTATTGCGCCACTTGCGCCGCTTCCGCCGGATTCACCGGTTTATATGGAGGTCCTACCTAATCTGGCGACAGTCGAGTCAGAGTGCCGAGTCTGCGGGCGACTGGCTGATCCAGACAACCTTGCTGGGCTGTGCGGCGCCGACGACCACGACCACCGCGTCGGGTGGACCACTGCGCAGACCGGGCTGCCCTGGCCGGGGAACGCAATATGAGCACCGGACTCGGAATCCGCCCATCGGCCGCCGCCGACTGGCTTCGGCTGCACCAGGCCCTCGCCGACGCCGACCGGCCGGCGCCGTGCATCTCACTGCCGGATGCCTGGTGGTCGAACGACGACGAGCTGACCGAGCAGGCCGCGCATCTCTGCGGCCGGTGCCCGGTGCTCGCTCAGTGCGACGCCTTCGCCACCGCCAACCGGGAGACGGCCGGCATCTGGGGCGGCCGGGATAGAACACCTACACGTGGCCGGCCGGCCAACCTACGAAAGGAATCAGCATGCAGCGCATGACCTGGCCCCGGCACCGAGGCCGCGCCCGCGCCCGGCAGTCGATCCGGCTGGCCGATGCCCGCCGCCGCCGCCGGCTGCGGCGACGCAACATCCGACCCGAGGGAACCACGGAGGTGACCCGATGACGCGTGGCTACTGCCCCAACTGCGGCGCCGTCAGCGTCACCGACCGCACCCACCCGATCACCGGCACCCCGCCGGCCAACAAGAAAGGGCAACACCAGATGACCGAGCCCAACAGCGCCGAGGACAAAGCGATGGCACACAACCTGTTCGACACCACCAGAGATCAGGCGTTCATGAGGCACCTCATCGCGGCCGCACCCCAACCGGCAGCACGCAACGCCGTCGTCCCGACCGAAGGCGGCAACCCCGCACCGCTCACCCGGACACCGCAGGAGCAACAGTCGCGCCAGTTCATGGCGCACCTGTTCCGCAGACCCGACGCCGACAACCTGCCCGACTACCAGTAGCACCCAAACCCTCGACCGAAAGGCACACCATGTACTCGATCACCGCCGCCGCAGCGTGGGGCATCCTCACCCAGGCCGCCCGCCAGCTCGACGCACCACTACCGCAGGAACTCACCGACGCCCACGCCGAACTGCTGGCACTGCAAGCCAAACTGCCCGAGCGCAGGCCGGACAACACCGCTCTCGCCGCTGCTCTCGTCGCCGCGATGGAGGCAGGACGCGACCCGCTCACCGACAAGGCCGTGAACCGTGAACTCGCCGCCAAGCAACTGACCGCCCTTGAGCCGAGCCTGATGATCCAGGCCCACATCGACCAACAGGTCGCGGCCCTGCTGTTCCGTCACGCCGACACCATCATCGACACCTGGCGGCCACTCATCGATGAGGCCAACGAGGCACTGACCGAGTACCGCGCTGTGTGTCCCGGTGTCGACCTCAGCGACACCAATACGGTGAGCAGTCTCCGGGTCCAGCAGATGACACCGTGGGGCAGAGCTCGCGAGGCAGTGATGACCCTCGACCGGATCGCGCAGGCCTGGACCACCATGTGCACCGCGGCCGGACTCGCCCGCATCGACGTCAGCGCGCGCCCGCTGATCTTCGCCGACCTCACCCTCGACCAGCTGGACTCGCTCGGCGACCGGCCCGACCCGACCGCCGTGTCCGGCCTCGACGTGACGCTCAACCTCGCCAGCCCCGACGAGTACCAGCGCCGCACCACCACCCTGGACAGCGACCGCCAACGACGCCGACAGGCCGACGACCAGGCGACCGCCCGAGCTGACCGACGAGCCCTCGGCAACGTCGCAGTCTGAGCCCAGCCCACACCTACGGAGCCGCGCCCATCCCGGGCTCGGCTCCATGGGGTGGGGGCATCACCGTCGACGCGACCCCCAAGCCCCGGCGGGATAGGGCCGTTTTCACACACAGTCCATCTACGCCAAGGAGACCCAGGGGGAGGGACCCTCACCCCGCCCGCCAAGCCCCGGCGGGGATTAGCGCTGTCTCCCTCTACCGCTCAACCGAACCAGCCCTCAACGAATCGGAGTACCCCATGACAGGCACCGTTTCACCTCGTCCACCAACCGATCTGCGCCGCTCCGGTAAGGCTCTGTGGCGGGCGGTGATGGACGACTACGAGCTCGCGCACCAGGAGGTTGCTCTACTCACCGAGGCGTGCCGCACCCTCGACTCCTGCGACGCGCTACAGGAGCAGTTGACCGCTGACGGGGTGATGTCGGAGTCGAGCCAGGGTGTGCGGGTGCATCCCGCACTGGTCGAGCTGCGGCAGCAGCGCATCGCGCTGGCCCGCATGTTCGCCGCCCTGCGAGTCCCGAGCGGTGAGGACGGCCGGCTGCCGGCACACCCGCCCCGCGGCTTCTACGGCCTACGGAGCGCCCAGTGAAACGCCGGGAAGGGCAAGCCGGCGATCAGCTGCCGGTCGACCTGCTGGCCTACAACCCGGACCCGATGCGTCTGTCGGCCTCGGACTGGGACGCCGGCTTCGAAGCATTCAAAGACGCCCGCCAACAGTGGGCCGACCGCCACGGCATCGACGTCGACGATCTGCCGTCGTACACCGTCGGCGACGCCCCGTTCGACCCGACAGCGATCTGAGCAGATCGATGGGCCTTGCGTTTGGCGCGAGCCTGCCGCCCGATCCGCCACCACTGCCCGACCCAATCACGCACCTATGAATCGCTCCCAGGTTTGGCCGGCGGGTCTTGTACTGGTCGCCCGCCGGATGGACACAGCATCATCCCTACGACGAGGCCGAGCCGTCCTGACGGGAGAGCCAGGGCCACCGAGACACCCTGGCTCATGCGGACCGCGGGGAAGCACCCTCGCAGTGCGGACCGCTGAGTTCATCGAGAAAGGCCCTCAGATGCCCCCTACAGCCCTCGGAACTGGTGGTCTGGCCTTGTGGGACGCCATCACTGGCCTGCACGATCTCGACCCCACTCAGGAGGCGGTTCTCACCGAGGCGTGCCGGGCGAAGGATCGCCTGGACAGGCTTGACCAGATGATCCGGTCTGGCTCCGAGGAATGGGCCGGCAACCTTGTGGTGACCGACCCTGACCGGCTGGCCATCGCCACCGCGGACACCATGAAGAAGCTGTTGGCGGCGTTGCGGCTGCCTGATCCGTTGACCGGCAGGCGTCCGCAGTACCGCGGCGCCCGGGGTGTCCAGCTGCCCTGAGACCTCCAAACCCGTACAGACCGCAATCCCCCTCCCCCGCGGTCCCCTGTCGGTCGGAGCTTCGCCCCCACTCCCCAGGGCGCGGGCGATGGCCACGGCACTGGTGCTGGCAGCTGACGGCCGGCGGGACGGAGGCCGATGGGTCGGATGGTCGCGTACTTCGGAGAAGTCTCCGAAGTTGTCGGGCGAGCAGAAGGCACTGCAGAACGCCGGCACCGTTCTCGATCACGCTCCTGACCTTGCCCAGCAAGTAGTCGACGGCGAGCTTGCCCTTGACGCCGCCTACCGCCAGGCCACCGACCGCCGCGACGCCGACCGCCGGAAGCTGGACGAGGTATTAACGCTGGTGTGAATACCGGCCAGACGACAGCACCCCCGGCCGAAACCGGGGGTGCTGTTCGTGAGGTCACGGAGTACTTGGTGCCAGCTGAGTGATATCACTCAGCTGGTTACCGTCCGTTCGATGATCGCCACGGCCAACAGCAGGGAGTGACCGAGCAGCGCGGCACGCTCCGGAGTGACGTCGTCGGACAGACCCTCCCGCGCATCCGGCACGTACACGCAGGCGGCACCGACCGTGCCGTCGTCGCTCTCCTCGGCAGTGATCTCGACACCGAGGGCGCCCACTGGGCGGCAATGCACGATCACCTCACTGTCGGCGTCGTGGATCCCGGCGCACCAGGAGGGACACGACGACAGTCGGATCACCTCCGGCCGCACCGACGGGTCACGGCCCAGCAGGCTGAACACGTGGCCGCCTCCCAGGAGGAACGGGGTCGACGCCTCGATCGGGCCGAGGTAGATCCGGTCACCGGTCCGTGCCGTGACGGTTCCCTCGTGCACCGGGCCGTTCGGCGGTCGGTGGGCGCTGACGCGGTCGCCAATCCGCAGCTCGGAAAAATCGATGGTGTGGTCGGTGGTTGTCATGGTGGTTCCCTTCGGTGGGCCAGTGATGGACTGGTGGCCCAGGGACGCCATTCGGATCGCTACCAGCCGCGAGTGAGCCACTCCGAGATCGACGGACGTTCCGCGCCGATCGTTGTGTCATCGCCATGACCGGGATAGACCCATGTGTCATCCGGCAGAACGTCGAACACCCGAGTCTGTAGATCCGCCATCAGCGAATCGAAGTCTTCTCGGCATGTTGTCCGTCCAGGACCACCAGGGAACAGCGAGTCACCGCTGAACAGGTGCGCCGAGCCTTCAGGGTCCCGGTAGAGCAGCGCCACCGAGCCCTCGGTGTGACCGCGCAGGGCGATCACCTCGAGCCGACAGTCCCCGAGCGGCACCACGGATCCCTGCTCGAGAGGGACGTCCGTCGGCACCGGCAGCGCATCCGCATCCGCGGCGCCGGCGTACAGGTTCGCGCCGGTCATCCCGGCGACGGACGGCAGCGCTTCCCAATGATCCCGGTGCCGATGGGTGGTGACGATGCTGCGCAGTCTCGGCCGCTCCGGGCCGTCAC